CTTTACTATTACGGCACAGTGCAGATGGGCATGAGTGCAGATGAATTCTGGCTTATGCCCATCGGTCTGTTTCTTGACTTGTGGGCCTGCCATAAGCAGTGGCACGGTATCGAGAAGCCAAAGCGTATGCTGACAATTGATGATATTATCCCAAAAGGAATTTGAAAATAATTACCAATTGTGATATAGTTACATCACACACAAATTTATTTTTGAAGGTGGGATGGAAATGGCATACGCTATGAGGGACGTATTCGAGGGACTAGGCCGCGATGTGCTGGAGCGTTTACGGGAAACTGCTAACGCCAGGATTGACGACGCGGTTTTTGAGACTGAGATCCTTGGAATTGAAAAAGCGACGGCAGCCTTTTGTGAAGCGGGCTTGGAAGACGAGAAAATTATCGCTCTGCTGCAGAAATATTGGGATTTGCGTCTGAGCGAGGCCAAGGAATTTTTGCGGCGGGAAAAATACGCAATAGAACGAGGCTGAGCATGAGTGTTATATTTGCAATAAAGGAAGAAGGTAAAATTATCCTTGCCGCAGACAAACGGGGTTCGGGAAAGGATGGCCGACTGATAACCGACAACATGAATAAAATCATAGTGATCAACGATCAACTGGCCTTTGCCTCGGCGGGAAACGCGGTGTTTGGTAAGCTGGTGGAAATGGATGTCGCAAAGCTGGCCACGAAAGAGACTTTAACATCAGACGGCTTGGCGAGAATTATTCGGGACGCTCATCAAAAGATCCAGGACATTGGAGTGCTGGATAAGTTGAAGATGCCGTCGCCATTTTACTTCCTCATCGCGGGCAAAGACCAAAACGGCAGTGCAAGTCTAATCTCCGGCGGAAACCCCAAGGGAAAGCTGGACATGAGTGAGGTTCCGATGGCTCTCTACCCACCTAATGGTGCGGATTTAAAACAATGCTGCGAGATATTCGCGAAGAATTACAATCTCCATCACGTGGATTTTGTGGAACGCACGGTACGTGAGATTTCAGCAATCAGCCCTTTTGTAAGCCCAACAGGCGATCAGTGGACCTATGATATTGCTACCAGCAAAGGAACGTTGAGGTCCTTTTAAACTTAGAATGCATCTTAAAAATAATCCATTTGAGGAGCAACCGAAAGGATGCTCCTTTTTCATGCCTAAAAGGAGGTGAAACGGTATGGCGGACAATTTTGGACTGAAGATAGGTCTGGAGGGAGAAAAGCAGTTCAAGGATGCCCTTCGTGAAATCAATCAGTCCTTTAAAGTGTTAGGCAGCGAGATGACTCTTGTGGCCAGTCAATTTGATAAGAACGACAAATCCGTGCAGGCAATTACTGCCCGTAATGCAGTTCTGAATAAGGAAATTGACGCGCAGCGGGAGAAAATCTCAACCCTCAAGGCCGCATTAGACAATGCCGCATCCTCCTTCGGTGAAAACGACAGACGCACACAAAACTGGCAGATACAACTGAATAAGGCACAGGCTGAACTCAACGGCATGGAGAATGAACTGGCTAAAAATGAAAAATCACTTCGTGATGTGAACCGTGGGTACAACGATGCCGGACAAAAGGTCGATGAGTTTGGGAATGTGGTTGAAGAATCCGTTGATGATGTTGAGAAGTCCTCAAACAAACTTGAAAAACTCAGCTCGGCATTAAAAGGAATAGGTGTGGCTATGGGCGCAGCCTTTGCAGCTGTTGGAACGGCTGCAGTTGGAGCGGCCAAAGCTCTCACCGATATGACTGTCGGTGCATCGCAATATGCAGACGACATTCTCACCATGTCAACTGTCACCGGCATGAGCACTGAATCATTGCAGGCATACAGATACGCCGCCGAACTGGTAGATACCTCAATGGAAACCTTGACCGGCAGCATGGCGAGAAATATACGCTCAATGAACTCGGCACGTGAGGGTACCGGTGCAGCTTCTAAGGCATACAAGGCGCTAGGAGTCTCCATAACCGATGCCAACGGTAACCTCAGGGATTCGGAAACCGTGTACTGGGAGACAATTGATGCGCTGGGCAACGTGGCAAACGAAACCGAAAGAGATGCTATTGCCATGCAGCTTTTCGGCAAAAGCGCCCAGGAGTTGAATCCTCTCATTGAACAAGGATCGGAAGGCATTAAGCAGCTCACCGAAGAAGCCAAGGCAATGGGTGCTGTTATGAGTCAGAAATCCTTGGAGGCCCTTGGCAAGTTCGACGATTCTATGCAGCGGCTAAAGTCTGGAGGTGAAGCAGCCAAAAATGCCCTTGGCATGGTGCTCCTCCCGCAGCTTCAGATCCTGGCCGATGATGGTGTGAGCCTGTTGGGTGAGTTTACGCGGGGACTGAACGAAGCAAACGGCGACTGGACGAAGATTAGTGAGGTTATCGGCAATACCGTGGGCAGCATTGTAAACATGCTTCTGGAACAGTTGCCTGAAATCATAGAATTGGCTTTAAGCATAGTAACCTCCATCGGTTCAGCGATAACGGATAACTTACCCATTATCGTAGACGCGGCAAGCCAAATTGTAAAAACACTCCTTCAGGCTATGATCCGCGCGCTTCCTGGAATAACGGAGGGTGCCCTTCAGCTTGTGCTGGCGCTGGTCGACGGAATTATAGCCAATCTTCCTGCAATAGTGGAAGCGGCAGTCCAGATGATTGCAACACTTGTTACCGGTATTGCAAATGCGCTGCCTGAACTTATTCCTGCTGCTGTTTCTGCTGTGACCCAGATTGTTGCGGCACTCATAGAAAGTCTGCCATTGCTCCTTGATGCGGCGCTCCAGCTGATGCTTGGTTTGGCACAGGGCATTGTTGAGGCTATACCGGTTCTGATTGAAGCGCTCCCGGCTGTGATTGATGCGCTCATTGGATTTGTCACTGGTGCTATCCCTCAAATCGTGGCAGTTGTACCTGAGATTGTGCAGGCGCTGGTTACGATGATATCCGAGAACATACCGCAAATCGTGCAGGCGGGTGTAGCTCTTTTCATCTCCCTTGTACAGGAGCTTCCAACTATCATTACACAGATACTGGAGGCGGTACCGCAGATAATCGACGGAATCGTAGGAGCAATACTCGAAGCTCTACCGCAAATTGTTCAAGCGGGTATCGAACTTTTGACTTCCCTTGTGGACGCCCTGCCAGAGATCATTGAGGCTATCGTTGAAGCTATACCGGAGATTATCGACAGTATTCTTGCCGCAATTTTTGAAGCAATTCCCTTGATTGTGGATGCAGGCATCAGGCTATTGGTTGCACTCATCCAGAACTTACCAAAGATTATCACTACTGTTGTGGCGGCTATACCTAAAATCATAACTTCGCTTGTGAACGCCATTATCGGAAACGTCGACAAGATTATTCTGGCAGGCGTACAACTGCTGGTAGCTTTGGTAGCCAACCTGCCGACAATCATCGTGGAAGTTGTTAAGGCAATCCCGAAGATCATTGTGGCTATAGTCAAGGCAATCATTGAGAGCATTCCTGAGATGGCAAAAGCAGGTCTTGAACTCATCAAAGGATTATGGCAGGGCATAAGTGACGCTGCTGCATGGCTGTGGGAAAAGATATCCGGTTTCTTCGGAAACGTAATGACAAAGATCAAGAACTTTTTTGGTATACACAGCCCCTCCTCGCTGTTTGCAGAACTGGGCAGCAATATGGGGCTTGGCATAGGTGTTGGCTTTGAACGGGCAATGGCCCGCGTCAGTGAGGACATGAGAAAAGCTATTCCTACTGACTTCGAGGTTGATGCAGGGCTTAATCTGGCTGGTTCCCTTGCCCGAGGTTCTGGGTCTGTTGGCGCTAATGGTACAGTTATAAACCAGAGTATTTCAGTAGTATCGCCTAAAGCACTATCCGAGAAGGAACTAGCACGAGAGTTTAAGAACCTGTCCCGCAAACTGGCCCTGGCATATTGAGGAGGTCGGCACATGGAGTTAACATACACTAATGCGGACGGCAAGAGTATCGTACTTAAACAAAGCCGTCCGTATTTTCTTACTAAAATTGATGGTACGGGCAACATCCGCCAGTCTATAAATACCTTCAAGGCACCGGATCAGGACGGTGCTTTTTATATCTCGTCCACTTTGGATATGAGAAACATTACATTGGAAGGTACGGTTATTGCGGATACGCCCGATGAAGCATATGAGCTTCGAAAGCACTTTTTAAATATATTCAGTCCGAAGCTGCGGGGGACGCTTATTTATCGAGAACGACAGATAGCCTGCATTGTTGAGGAGGCTGGTTTCACAGTATCCACCCGACGAAGGATTCCAAACTTCTTTGTCAGCCTGCTCTGCCCATCGCCATTCTTTGAAACACCTGATGAGGTGCGCCAAGAACTGGCATCATGGATACCGATGTTCGAGTTTGAACTTGAGATACCTGAAACGGGCATGGAGTTCGGGATGCGCCAGCCAAGCCAGATTATTACTGTAAACAATATCGGTGATGTACCATGCGGCTGCGAGATTGTGTTCCGTGCGCTTGGCACGGTTACGAACCCTGAACTGTTAAATATGGATACCGGCGAGTATGTGCGCCTGCTTACCACAATGAGCGCCGGTGATGAATTAAGGGTATACACCCATTTTGCTGGCAAGCGCGTGGTTAGTGTGGTAGGTTCAACGGAAATAAATGCATTTTCGCTGTTGGACACAGGCTCAACCTTTTTCCAGCTTGCATCCGGGCAAAACACTCTTCGTTACGATGCTTCGGTCAATATGGAATTACTTGAAGTCAGTCTCTATTATCGGCCACAGTTTCTGGGGGTGTGAGTATGGAACTATATATTTATAATTCGAACCGGGAGCTTGCCGGTATTGTAGAGTCCTTCGAATATCTACGATGGACACGGCGGTACTCACAATGTGGTTCATTTGAACTGAAAGCTATAGCCACACCGGAGAATACTGCACTTCTTAAGACCGGGAATATTCTTTGGAAGAGTGACGACGAAGAAGCCGGGATTATCGAACATTTGGAACTGTCCCAGACCGACGAGGAGATCATAACGGCTACTGGACGCTTTGCTACCTCCTTTCTGGCACGGCGTATTATCTGGGAAACAGAATCGCTTTCCGGGGAATTATCGGCTTGTGTGGAACAGCTTTTAAACAATAACCTCATTAACCCTACCGATCCGGCACGGAGAATCATGGGAATTTCATTCTCGTCACCGTTTCTTAACGTGCCAATCAGCACTCAAGTATCGTATCGCAACCTGATGGAGGCGATTACTGAACTATGCGAAGCTTCAGGTATCGGAATTAAGACCGTATTCACACCATCGCAAGGCAACTTTACGGTAACGCTGTACGCAGGCACAGAATCTCAGGCAGTATTCTCAAAAGAATATGAAAACCTGACTGAGCAGACCTATACGGAAAGTGAGGTTGATTATGCCAATACTGCGCTTGTCGGCGGTGAAGGTGAGGGTACGGGACGTACATTCGTCACTATTACCGGCGGATCTGGTGAAGCTCGCCGTGAGATATTTGTTGATGCCAAAGATCTGCGAAAGGATGACTTCGGCACGGAATACACTGAAGCTTTGGCCTTCCGTGGACAGAGCAGATTGAGTGAATTGGCCATACGCTACTTCTTTGATGTATCGGTTAATCCCCACGGCAACCTTGCCTACAAAACGGATTTTGACCTGGGGCAGACTGTTAAAGTAATCTCAAAGCCTTGGGGTGTATCAATGTCAACCCGTATCACGGAAATTGAGGAGACGTACGACGCAACAGGCTTAAGCATTGGTGTGACGTTCGGAAAGTCGGTGCTTTCTATTGCACAGAAGCTCAACTCCGATATGAGCCAGGTTAAAACGGCCCTTCAAGCCCCGTCAGGTATATCAGCGGTAGTAGAAGTCATCGGCGACTTAGCGGATGTTGATCCGACAATTCAAGGAGACACCGTTGCAGATACAATTAATAACCTGTTTGGAAAGCTCCCGGCTCTTGAGGTAACTGTAGGTGCAGGAACTATATCTATCGGTCAATATGCCATGCACAATATGGCTTCCGGAGATGCCATTTACTTTACCTCATGGAGCGGAAATAAGTTCAGCGACCAGCCCAGTGATGATGGGCATGTCTTTTTGGTGAAGCATAACGGCAATAACGCAGGAACCGGATATCAGAGAGCTATGGGCTTTTTTATTAGCCGAAACACCATGACGTTTTATGTTGTTTCGCTTTTTCAGTATAACAATCCCTCTGGTCAGGCAGATTGGTTGAGCTTTCCGCTTGGTTCTCTTACGGATATTGCAGCTGCCGTACGTGGGAGTACCTTCGCAGCCAGTATAAACAATGTTTATAACGCACCTGTGTCCGGTGCGAGAATCGCGGACGGAGGAGTCACCGGAGCTAAAATCGCAGATCGTACGATTACTGCTGCAAAAATTGCTTCGGCGCTTACTGACTACTCAACGACAGAGCAGAACACAGGGAGACTATGGATAGACGGAAAACCCATATATCGCAAAGAAATAAATCTCGGTACTCTTACGGACACAACACCCAAAAGCGTAGCTCACGGTATAGCAAACCTTGATACTGTTATCAGCTTATCCGGCTTCGCAACAAATGGGACAGTATTCCTGCCTTTGCCTTTGGCAAGATATAACAACTTTGCATCTCAGATCGGTCTTTATGCGGATAAAACCAACATCATTGTAGAGCCAGGCAACGATCGAACTGCATTTACGGGCTATGTAATTATTGAGTACACAAAAACCAGCTAAGGAGGAATGTGCGTATGGAGAAAAGCGGCTTTTTTAATTCATCCGATGGAGACAGGGTCTATGACGCTGCGGATTTTGCAGCCTATTTCGGAAGTCTTGTTTCCAACGGCATTTTTTATGCTGCACCCACAAACTTGCAGGTTTCACCCGGAACAGGCTTGGCAGTGAGCGTAGCGGCGGGCAGCGCATGGATCAATGGGTACAGGTATGAGAATACGGAAGCCTTGAATATTACGCTTGCTACCGCAAACGGCAGCAATCCCCGAATTGACAGGATTGTGGTTCGCCTCAGTATGGTAAGCCGGAACATCCAGCTTGCGGTGGTAACCGGAACACCCGCAGCTTCTCCGACAGCTCCTGCCTTAACAAGGACTTCAGATATATATGAGCTTGGTATCGCTGATGTTTTTGTACCTGCAGCCGCAACATCCATAGCGGCAAATAACATAACGGATACCCGGTTGAACACAAGTCTTTGTGGGTTGGTGAACTCGCTGGTAACGGCAGTTTATGAGTGAGGTGAGCTTATATGGCGACCAAAACCATAAACTACACCAACCTTGTTAACACCTATACTCCAAATACCGGTTATATGATGATAGGATACACTTCCAGCGGGTTCAATCATAATGCCGACGTTACATTCCCCGCCCTTGGTATAAGCGGTGTCATTAACGAAGTCAGGCTTTATTATGCATGGAATAACAGCGGGGCAGGAGAGGGTTTTCAAGCGGCTACTACGCACAAGGCAGGTAACAATACTTATTCTATCAGTGGCTCAAGCGGGAGCGGCAGTGTAGTTTTAACATCAGGGTACAGCAATACATCGTCATGGACAATTAATATAAGCGGTGCAGTGGCGACAGCAAGTACATCCAAGGGGTATTATAAAGACTCGTCTCACCTCTATGTTGTGGTTACCTATACACAGTATACGGCCTGTGGTGCGCCTACCGCCTGCTCTGTCAATACAACACTGTCGGAAGGAAATGTAACCCTGTCATGGAGCGGAGCCACGAGCGGTGTAAACAATACGATATCTTCTTATGAAATACAGTACAGCGAGTCGACAGACAATGTTACCTGGGGAGCATGGACAGCATTGGCTACAGTGTCCACCACGGCAACCAGCGGTAGTTTGTCAGTCGCTCCATCTTCTACGCGGGGAAATTACCGCAGATTTAGGGTGCGAACGCGTGGTACTGCTGGAGAGAGCTATTACTCTGGCTGGAAAGTATCCACAAACTCTGTCCGTAGGAACACGGTGCCAAAACCGCCTACAACTGCTGTTGCTTCTCCTGCGACATATAGCGATGAAGAGATTACGCTTTCATGGAGCGGAGCGTCAGGTGGAACAAGTCCAATCAAGGGATACCAGATTGCCAGACGTACTTCC